TTTGTTCCCATAGCTTGCATGCGCTTAAAAAAGTTATTATATTTCATTGCTCATCACACTTTTCTTGTATTTTTTTGATTAATGAGATGGCCTTGAAAACCTCACGTTTGATAATTGCTTTATCTTGACCAAAGGCAATAGAATCCTCTGCAATCCGCTCCAAAATGCTTATCATGGATACGAATTCTGGAGATGTTCCAATTTGGTCAAACAACTCCTGAAAACCTTGCAATTCATATATCAATGAATCAATATACTGCGGAAGGGTGAATGACTCTTCCTCGTACAGAGGAAGTATTTTGAAAACATCATTTATAAGACCCTCAAGATAGAAGAGCAATAATTTATTCGCCATCATAGGTCACGCCAAACCTTTTAAACGTATATCGTGAGATCAGCCCTTCCGCTTCATTTCTCAGGCTATCATAGAGTTCCTTTAATTCTCTGATGTGATTGGCCTGGGAGTATATTTTATAGTCTTTATCAGAAAGAAACATCCTAAGCTTTTCCGCTGATAATAGTTGGGATTTTAAATATTCCACCACCATCAACAGAGAGAGGATATTTTCTTCTTCGCTGGTCAAAGTGGATAAAAACTGCTGATTTGTATCATCCATATCAAGGTTTTGAGAACAATAATAATCGAAATAACCAGCAGCTACTTTGAGATAATCATGCATAATACTTTCTAGTTCTTCTTGGGTCATATTGGCAAAAGAATAATCGCTAATCTTGGCCAAGAAAAGGTTATAAACATTTGAATATGGGGTAGCCATAATGACACCCCCTTATCAATCGATAATCGTAACTTTACATACTTCTTCAATCACACGAATTTTGCCAAGGTCTTCAAACTCTTGGTTCTTAAATCGCTCATAAACAACCTTAGCGATAACTTGCCTCATGGCATCAGTAAGACGCTCCAGCGTTTTTCGGATAGTTTCTTTATCCTTAGCAAGAAGCTTGTCAATATCTTTGGGATCTGTAAACACCTTCTCATAAACACTTTCAAGATGAAGCTGTTTAACGGCTTGCTCATCAAGAATAATCAACATAGGATCAGTAAGGACCCTACGGTTGCGATGATTAATTCGGTGCAGTTCAGCCATAGGAATTTCTTCTATCTGACCATATTCACTAAAGACATAGTTACCAAAACGATCAGATACATGAGCAAACCTACCGTAAGTATTATTCATTACAGGAATAACCGTCTCAGGGGGGATTTCAAAAATCTTTTTGCGATTCAACAGGCGACGGATCTGTTCCATCTCTTCAGATCCTTCTCTTTCTTTCTCTTCAATGATTTGCAACAACTCATTGCGCGTCTTTTTCTGAAGCTCTTCAGGTTCAAATCCATATTCTTCAACGAGAAATTCAATCATATCACTTTTTTTCAAAGATCGCTTGCTCATAAACAACACTCCTTTTGTTCGTGATTAAGATTGATATAGAGTAGGGGGCGTGTAGCCCCCAATTTATTAATAAGTCAATTTGACGATACCGTACTTCATCGGAGCAACGACGGCAATACCAACGTGCATGATGAACAGGTACTCATCAGCGAAGTCGTTATTCGTACCAGTATTTTCACGAATGATAGCTTCACCTTCGTTAACCACTTTCACGATTTTCTCACCGCCAACTTGCGGAACAATCAGAACAAAGTCATCAGCGATAGCAAAGGTATCAGTTCCAGGCTTGTGTGCCTGTTTAATTTCCCATAGAAGCCAAGCGTATTGCGCTCATCCCTCATTCTGTCAGAGATTTCAGAGGGAGAAATTTTGCGCAGAGCAGTACGAGTACCGTAAATCACGGGCTCTCCGCTAGCAGCTTCAACATGAGCCAAAACCGTATCAAATTGCTTCTCATCAAAAGAACCAGAGAGTGTCAGGCTGTAAGTAGCACCCAGGTTATCGAAGGAGTTGTAAATAGCACTGTAAATGTCCATAGCAATGCTGTGCTCAATAGAAGCACGAACTTTATTCACATAATCAACCCAGGACACACGGCCCGTGAGGAAACGATACAGGTCGTCGTAGATCTTCACACCACGAGGAGCGGGTGCCACTTCCACAACGTCCGTATCCAAACGCTGAATCCCCATTAGAACGAGAGATTGTAGCTACACTGAACAGGTTCGGATCGGGGATCGTAAAGCTAGCCTTTTCACCCCAGGAGAGGTTGCGCACATCGGCAAATCCCTTGAATTGATCGCGAAGACCTTGGTTCACAAGGTTTTGCAATACTTCTTCAATAATCTCAAACAAGGCCACTTTATTGCGACGGAACATTTTATAGGAAAATTGTCCATTTTCAGAGACCAGATCTTTCAAGGCATTACGAATCACATGCTCAGCTTGCTTATCAGAGTACTTCGTCTTATCCAATTCGCCATTGTAGGCATCAATCATAAGCTCAACCAGTTTGTGTTTCATGGATATTCCTCCTTTTATTAATAATTAATTTTATTAGATGTGGTTTTTAACAACCAACAGAACTTTAGCCGATTCTCCATCGGCTCCAAGAGTGGTGGACTCGATAACTTTCATCACCAGTTTGGGTGTAGCAGTGCTGGTGCCATCCGTTACTGTACCGCTGGGATCGTTAGCGGAAAGCTTTTGGAATTCACCAGCAGTAATCAAAGAAGGGCCAACGTAATCACCAACAACCGGAACACCCTGAGAATCAAACAAATCATCAGTAATCGTGAAAATATCACCAACCGTCAAGAAATAAGCCCTGCCAACTTCACCAGCTTCCAGTTGAAATTGATTCAATTTCGGTTTGTTAGCTTCCCACATGTACTCCACAGAAGCATGAAGCACAATAGGATCAAAACCATTAACATTAGCAGTCGTAGCAGCAGCAACATCATGAACCTCACGTTCGCCAGAGGCAAGACCACCAAGCACCCACAGAGTACCATTATAGATGGCAGAGTTATATTTAATGGAGGCCAGGTGTGCGCCTTTGGCGATCTTATCAAGTCGCACCATTGCCATATTAATTCCTCCTTTTTATTTAAATATGGTTTTTGACAACCAGCAGGGTGTAAGCCGTGCTGTTGTCAGCACCTAATGTGGTTTGTTCAACAAATTTAAAAATCAATTTATGAGTACGCTCCTCATTATTTGTACCATCAGTAAAGCTCTCTTTTCCGTTAGGACTGGCCTTCAGTTTGCCAGGATTAGCAAGGGAGGGTACAACATATTTATTAGTATCATCAGGAACGCTGTCAAACATATCCGAGGTAATCGTCACTATATCGCCCTCTTCGAGCAAATAGGCACGACCGACCTCATCAGCAGCAAGTTCGAATTGATCGAGTTTGGGTTTATTAGACTCCCACATATATTCAACAGAAGCGTGAAGAACAATTGGGTCAAAGCCATCCATATTGCCATCCCCATAAGAACCAGTAACGGGAGCAATATTGAAAACTTCACGTTCACCGGAGGCTAAGCCAGTGGCAACCCAAACAGATCCATTCTTAATAGGGGAGGTGTGCTTAATCGAAAAAAGGTGTCCAGCGTTTTTAGCTTTGACTTTATCCAAACGAACAATGGCCATAACTTAACCTCCTTTCTTACTTGAGATATTGTTTAAACAGATCGTCATAATCTCCAGGGATATATTTATCATTCTCTTGAACATCCAAGGAGAAGGTCAAATCGGGAGTACCTTTTTCTTTCTTGGTTTTATTCTTTTGGGCTTGAAGAGCTTTTTGGCCACAAATGACAAGCAATTCGCGCTCCAACTGTTCAATGGTGTAGTTATGAACATTCTTGCGCAAATCAGCAATATCAAGCTCAGACAGATCGGTAAACTTAGCGAACAGCTTTTCAGCTTCCGCTTCGTGCTTAGCACGCTCAACAGACTCTTTGTAGTCGCGAAGCTTTTCAAGTTCTGCTTTTTGAGCTTCGAACTCAGCTTTAAGCTCTTCATGGGTTTTTTCCAATTCGTCAAGCTTGCCTTGAAGTTTCTGGGTTTCACGCTCATAAGCTTCAAGCTTGGTTTGAGCATCCTCCAGATCCTTCTCGAGCTTCATGCTGTAAAGTTTGACTTCCAGAGCTTCGGGATCGTTTTCATACTTTTGGAAATCGATGCCCTGTTTTTCAAGCTCTTCTTTGGTGATACTGTATTTTTTCAATACATCTTCAGCAGTCATCATATTGATTTTCCCTCCTTTATTTTTATATCCCGTACCAGCTTTTTGCTGGAGGGATTTATTCAATTCCTCAACTTTCATAGAGAACTCTTTCAAGGCATTAACAGCACTGAAATTGCCAATCAGTTCTGCTTTTGCACCTTTCATGGCAGGTTGAACATCATCTCCTAAGAGGCAAAGGCCCATATAACGATATTTTTTAATAATAAATTCATCTGTATCTTCATCGTAATCATAATCATCAATAGCAACTTCCATCGATTGGCCCTTAACTCCATCTCGCTTGAGGATATCAAGAGCCTTATTCGCATAATTTGTCCATACATAGCCATCGACAACAACATAAGTCCGTCCATCTCGTTCTTCGTAGTGATAATCGTTTCCCGTTTCAGGGATCACACCGATTGGACGCCCGAGATAGACGAACTCAATGCCGTCATCGGTAAATTTGAATTCAATTTCATGTCCACCAAAATCGGCATTGTCTGTGCCGTCTTGTTGACGCACAAAAGCAAGAATAGGTATATTGACAATACTTTCTTTTGCGGCTTCCATTGCCTCTTTAGTGAACACACTGCCATTCAAATTTGGTCCATCATGCATTACATGAATGCGGATCTTCATGTAACGATCATCTTTATGAGAAAATACTTGATATTGAATAGGGAGGCTGAGCGTTTTCTGCATTGAATCACCTCCTTTCAATGGAATCATTAGTTTACTTTCTTATCGATTGCTATTCTTATCACCATCTCTTGTACGAAGACCTTCTTCTCCAAGATCATCAAGATCTTTTTGTGGTCTCCCACCTTCATCACCAGCTTTAGCTCCTTGAGTATGACTGGATTGAAGGGGAATAAATTGATTATGCAATTCAAAGATATCATTTTCTAAATACGATTGATTGATAATATCAAGAGGGGTGTATCCCAAAACAGCACACATGGCCATCTTGGTTGGCGCACCAAACTGCGCTCCTTTTTGATATAGGTCAAACATTTTCTCTCGATTGAAGTGGGTAACAGGCAACATAGAAACCTTAAAGAAGTTATTGTTAGGCAAAACTCCTTTGATTTTTCTGTTTATCCATCGTTCGAATTGCAATAAGGCAGCAAATACGATCTGTTCATCAACACTAATCGATTTTTCGAGAGCAGCACTGTTAGTTTTGTCGGTGCTAAAAAGATGCTGATTAATCCCCGCAGAAGCATAAACATCCGCTTTGGCTTCCTCGACATAACTTAGATTTTCTTTTGGGCTAAGATTAATTGATTCTATCTCCATAGGGGTTGTAATCACATTAACTTCAGGAGGAGAGGCGTTAGTAGCCATTTGGTGAAACTTCTTAGCATTCACAGCATCAATAGCAAATGAATTAGGCTTGCTATCTTTCAGCATGGGTATTTTCTGAATCAAAAGCACATATTTCCCAATAGTATCTCTTAAACCTCTGGACAATTTAAAGTTCTCCAAATCAAAGATATCCGAAAAGATTCCAGCAAGAGGGGGAATTGCGTAATCAAGCGTTTCATTAACTTTAAAACAGATTGTCTTATATGGATCTAATTTGACCCAGTTCATATCCTTTTCATTTGTTCTTCTGTTTTTTTGTTTTCTTTTGTATTCCTCATATCCTTGCTTCAACGCAGGGTGAGCATTTTCAAGTTGTTCAGGATAATTATCAAAAAAAGTCATATCGAAAGAAAATGTGCGGACTCCATCCAAGTAACCAGTAACCTTACAATAACTTGCAGGTAACTGTTGAATCCAGTAATTATTAGTCTCTTCATTCTCAATTCCGTAAAAGACATCTTCAACAAATGCCTCTTCAAGCACTTTTCGCAACTCATGTTGCAGATTCATATCATTAAGCTTTTTTGCCACTCTAAAGAAAGACCTCGTTACCTTGTCTTTTTCTTTGTCTTGTATTTTCTCATTGGGGATCAGGATATAAGAAAAAGTGGCCATATTAGCAAAGTATTGTATCAATCGCTTATAGTGCTGGCTTTCATTATATAAATCTTGACTTAATTTCCTTAATTCTTTTTCATGTTGATAAGGATTTAAAAGCCATTTTTTAATATCTTCTTTTTTATAATTCATGCCTAAAACCCTGGATGCTTTAATTTCCTCTCTAATAGAATCAGTAATACTTCTGTTTGCTTCAAAGAATTTCTTTGCCCATTCACCTTCTTGTAGTTGATGCTGTTGTTCTTGTTTTTCTTCTTTGTCCATAACCCAACCCCCTTTCTATTAATATTTTGCCTTGGAAACAAAGAAGAAGTTAGTTGGATCACTTTCTTCTTGATATTTGTGCTTGTTCTCTTGCTCAAGTTTGTAAATATAGAACAATCCATAAGCTACACTCATAAATTTGTCTCGACTCATGCTAGGGGAGATACGTCTTAGCGTGATCTTTCCGTTGTGACCAACCTTATATTCATGGTTAAGTATTTCGTCAATCAAATGATCGGTCAGAATGTGAGGATGAAGTAATTTAGCCAAATGCTCAGGATCTGCGCTCCTGAGTTTTTTGTCCTCAGCAATGTTTGTTTTAGCATCCATGTGGGAAATCAAGAACTCAACATCCTTCTTTGCCACACAGTTTGCAAACACGTTAAATATGTCAGCGTTCAGGGTTTCTTTTGATTGACCCTTAACGAGATAAAGCATGTCAATACTATTTGGTTTTCGGTATTCGTCATATCGATCATCATTCATTACTGCATAAGGAGGATTCTCATCGATTTCTGATGTCAGGAAGTCAACAAGACCATAACCAACGGCGTTTGTATCGATCACGACAGCCCTGGCTTTGAAATCATTCACCATTTGCTTAATGTAAAGAGCTTGCTCCTTAAAGTGACGACCTTCTTCTGCCCTAATGTAAACCAACTGCTTTCGATATGTACCATCTCCACGAGGGATTATCCTAAACACAGAGATGGCCGACTCGTCGTTGGCCTTTCCTTCGGCACGAGCAACGTCGTATGAAATGACGTATTCGGCTTCAGGGTATTTGTTGTTAAATCCAAATTCGGCCCATTTGAGTTTGCGACAAGCCTCCAGATCAGATTGCTTAACAAACGATTTATCAGTAGATCCAGTCCAAATGGACCTGTATTCACGAAGGAAACCAAGATACGATTTTGTGGGGTCTTCGGCTTGTCTTTCGATGTAATCTCTATCAAACAGGCCAAAAATAACCCCCAATTCATAACTAGCCCCTAAGTACACTGCACTTTGACCTTTGAGCATATCGTTGAAAACAACATTCGCCTTTTCGTAAGCGAATGATTGTCGTGTGCCTGCGGTCGTAAGATATAGAGTGTATTTCTTAATTTCGTGCGGATCTACTTGGTTCTTGTAAGAGCGTCGGTCAATCTGCATGGTGGGGAGGATAACATCGTTAAGAAGATCTTTTTTGCTGTCCATCTCGCAAATCTCTTCGATAGCACCACCATGACGACGACGGCCACGAGATCCACCCGAAATTGGGATAACGTCTAACTGAGATCCATTTCGGAAATAAATTTCGGTAACATCTTTACCAAAGTGATAATCCTTAACCTCGTTTCGGATGATAGGGAAGATGTTGAATATCTCCATCGCTTTTTCTTTGGCGATTCCAGCACTTTGTTCGCGTCCTGGGGCACAGATGAATAACTTTGAACCAGGATACATGATACATTTTAGCATCATAGCTAATACCTGGAGCATGCTTTTTGCGCTTCCACGGGTGAATGTCATATAGCAAACTTGATATCTAAAGAAAAATCTAAGAAACATTCGTTGATAAAAAAACAATCTAAAGTTCGAATCAGGAGGGGTGATAAAGTCAATAAATTTGTCTGGGTAATGTCTGAAATAGGAGCAATATTTCCTCCAATCCTCAATCATGTCTTCAAACGATTTATAATTACTCTTCTTCGTTTCCTGTGTCATCGATTAATTCACCTCTTTTAACTCCCTCCTCGATTACTTTTTTGATGTCTTCAGGGGTTTCGTCGAGAACATCCATATTCCGAAACTCTCGAACGTGGTTGATATATGCCAACATCATCTTATCAACGATATCAACCGATTCGGTGATTTTATACTCCTCCCACGGAGGAATGAAACCTCTTTTCTCAACCTCGGCAAAAATCTCTCCGAAGGACCGGATTCCTTTTTGCTCGTTTAATCCTTTCTGGTCAGCAGGTCGGAGACCAGCGGATTTCATCATATCGTTAAGTGTCTTAGAGAGTTTAGTGTAATCATCGTATTTACCTTGTTCGAGTAGTTTATCAAGTTGAATCTGCATTTTGCAGATCTGCTTAACCATGTGTTTATGGTGAGGGTCTGTAATGTCGTATCTAGAAGTCATGTCTTCATATTGTTTTTCAAGGCGTTTATATTCATCTGGATTGTATCCAGAACCCCATTTTTGCTTCATTTCTTGAAGATCGATAC